TTCTTGCATCGTTGTAAAGGTCTGAATAATTATTTTCATTTGATAGATTCAACATTTCCTCCTTTGACATCCAAAAAAATTCGTTTTTGATATCCCAAAGTTTGTCTTTGTATGTTATTTGGCGGAGACTAGATTGAAATGAGTGAATGTGAAATAAAGAGTAAATTATTGAATCATAGGTATATTGTAAGTAATTATCGTTTTGTAAATCAGGGGTTAAATACTCATCTTTTTGATTTATCCAGTCAGATTTAATTAATTTACGAGCCGAAAAACTGTTTACTATATTATTAAAATTAGTTTGGGTAACATTACATCCTTGCCCGTGTGAAAAACCTAAAGAGAATAAAGAAACATTAGTTGGGTTTTTTTCTACTGTATTACTGTCAGCATAAAACCATCCAAAAGAGTTTTGAGAAAAACTTGATTTATGATTATTAACAACATTAATACCGTTTGTTGCACCAGGAAAATCTATTTTTTTAATATTTTTTTCTTTATACCAATTATTTAAAGATTTTATACTATCAGTATTATATAATATTTTTTCACCTATTTGTTCAATTAAAAATGAGGTTCCTTGTTTTAAAGTATCAAAAATAAAATTATTATAAGTTTCATTTTTAGAAATTATAGTGAACACTAGCCCCCAAGATTTAACATCCGCAAAATTAGCAGCGTCCATCATAAATCCTTTACTGATTCCATATTTTGTGAATAATTTTTTTCTAAATTTCTGCATACTTTGTCCTGTAATGTAAAGTGGGGGTGTAAACATACAAATATAACTAATATTTAATTTTACAAGTCTATATATAAATTGGCAATATAGTTGTGATGACGCTTTACCCATTTTATTTTGGACCATTTCAGAATTTAACTTAGTGCCAGCTAAACCTAATGTAGATTGTCGACCACCTTTCTTACCGGAAGAAGCTCTTCCATATGGAGGGTTCATCAAAACAATAATCTCACGACCTTCATCAATTACCTTTCTCAAACTTTCAGGAAGTTTTTCATCGGGGTCATTTAAAAAATCAAATTGAAACTTAACCGCCTCAGAATTATACCCCATCTGATTTGCAGTATCAATATCCGACTGATTCAATGTCGATACATATAGTTCCTTGAACTTATAGTCTCGAGTTAGATTACCTGTTCCCCAAGCCGGGTCCCATACAACATACTTTTCCTTCCAATCCTCACCAAATACAGATGAAATATATTCGTGAGCTTTATCCACCCAAATAGTTGGAGTGAAGAACTCACCTTGTTTTCGTCTTCTTATTTCTTGAAGCATTTATTTTTAATTATAAATATGTTTGTTTTTATTTTATTGTTGGTATATTACAACATTGATAATAAATATAAGTATTTGTGCTGGTTTTTACTGACTTTCTTGATTATCTATCTTATCCGTCTTATCTAAGAAAGCTTTAAATCCAAATCTGTTTTTTAAAGCGTTAACCATCCTTTTTGGAAGTAAATTTAACTCACCAAGGTTCTCTATCAAACTTATTAAATAGACCGAATAAAACCCCCCTAAAATGAACGAGGGGATAATCTGAAATATATATTGTGATTTACCTATATGCCAACTTATAGCAAGTAAGAATGTGGTTGATAAGAAGTATAGGGGCATTCTAAATAATCTAGATGATGTAAAGGTCTTTTGTTTAATGGCCTTATATATCCCCGTACCCCAATCGGCAAACATAAGTGCCCATAAGGTATAAACAGCATTGGCATCATCATAAATCCATCCAGTTACAAAAGATGATATAGTTAGTATCCCACCAATAATCAGGTTAATAAACCCGTATTTTAAACCAAAAAAAGATACTAAAAAATCTGATACCGAATAAAATCCAAAGAAAGTTTTTTGTTCTGTATAGCACATAATTTTTTTATCAATTTAATTATTATTACAGGTTCTACATCCAAGTCTAATTCCATTCCCATCTCCGTAAAAGATTAAACCACTATCCCATCCAACATTAGGGTCGGGGGATATAATATCTGTATTGTTTGTGGTATATTGTGTAAAGTTAGTACCTGATAGAGATAAAAACGAGTTAAGACGCTTCTCATAAAATTGAGCTCTGTTATCTAACTCATTCTGCATATATCTTAAGTAAGTTAAATCAGGACTCTCACTATAATCCTCAAATTGATGTTGAGCCCCCTTATTCTTAATCTGTCCGTTTAAAAAGGGTAGTGCTAATGATAAACATCTATAAGCTTCAGGAGGTTTAATATAGTCTTGTACTAATATTACTTCATTAGCTGAAAGGGTCTGCGCCGAATATGCGTTGATAAGGTAGTTATAGAAGTTAGCCCCAAGTATATCTTGTATATACAATTCCTCCGCCATTTGTAGGTGGGGAGTTAGGTCTTTAATATCTAAATTCCTACTGATAGGTAGATTGTCCTGTAGATATTGCTCAGATACGAAATATATTCTACTCATAATTAAATAATATTATAATCATTAAGGGTTACTACACCCTGAACTTTATTGACCCCTAAATAGAAGTTTAAAACATTATTTAGGTGTCTTTTGGTTGGAAATACAAAAGTGTTTTTAAATATACTATAAGCGGTTTCAAGTTGTTGTGACTGTCCTAATGCACCAGGTGTTGAAATACCCATTATAACGGGGTCAATTGTATGTGAAAAAGCAATGTTTTTTATAATCATCTCTTGTGTTACCGCAAATGCTTCATCTAATGTATTAGCTTCTATCGATTGGATATCAGGTGATAACTCCTTACCATTGGAATAAAACACCATCGCCTTACCCGTATTACCCGCTCCCCCAAAAGAAGCTTGTAATTGTCTTATAAACGATTGTTTTTCCTCCTCATTAGCGGGTCTTTCGTATATCTTAATAGCAATAGAGGGATTAAGTGAGTTTTCAATGTTAGATTTGTGATAAAATGATATTTCACCATCCAAGAATATCCAATTAGCGGCATTAGCATATACAGGTTGAGCATAATACTCTAAACCAGGACTAAAACCCTGATATACAAATAATTGACATCTTTCATCTTTTTTGTAACTATCAAAAGCGGGAATGCTCTCCGACTTATTTCTATTTAATCCTTTACCCCATTTAGGGTTGATTAGATAAAATCTAACTTTACCTTCTATCTTCTTACCACTTCTAACCCAAGCAGGGTCTATACGCTCAATATTAACTATTTTAGTATGTTCTTCATTCCAATAGACCTTGTGACAGATTCTAGAATGTACTATATAATCATAAGCTAGTTGATTAAGGAATAAATCATCATATTTAAACTTCCATTGTGCAAGTTCTATCTTCTCCTTCTCCGTTGAAGTAGGATTAGGTACTAATGTAACCCCACCTCCAATTAAATTTAAAACTTTAAAGTTAGTTATAGAAGAATGGAATGGGGAGCTATAAAACAACTCATTAAGATGGTTAGGATACATATTGTCTTGTCCAAATGCAACATACTCATCATTTACAACCTCAATGATAGGCTCATTCCAATTATACTGAGAATTTCTTCCAAAAGAATATTTACCAGTATCAAAAGAACTTACGGGTTTAGGTAGTTCTTGTTTAGGTCGATTAACCTCGAATCCAAATATCTTCATAATTTTTTATTTATATACTGATGGAATATCATCATCATCCCCCATCACATTTACCTTACCCACTTCAACCACACTAGTGGCTGCTGATATAATCAGGTTAGTTGGGGAGGTCTGTTGATAGATAGAATAACTATACATTCCTGGTCTCAAATTTATAGTTGATGCAGTAAGATTTACAAAAGTACTACCCGTCTCCTTAATTAAAAACTCATTATATCTAGAGGTAAAGGATGATAGGTCGTTAGCTGTGAAGTTAGTGACCTCTCTTGTATTACCATTGATAAATGAGAATAAGTAATAAGGAGTAGGCAGGGTGGTTTTTTCAGTAAGGGTAAGTACTACCACATTATCTAAGTTTTTATTAATATTAATCATCTTATATAGATATTATAAAATACATTTGTATCAAAAAAAAAGGCGACCCTCATATTGAGTAGTCGCCCGTTTTAAGTTAGGTTTAAAGTATTACAATAATCCTGCGATGATAGCCTCATCTACTTCATATGCCGGTGTTGCCGCTTCTGATGTAAATGAAAGTGTATATCCGTTGAAATCTGCTTTAGCAAGACCTGAACCTCCACCACCAGTGGTAAGGTTTACTTTATCTTCATCAAAACCAAATCCCCAATATAAACCATTACTATCCTTAACAATTACGGTAAGGTCAGGTTGACCAGCCGCAATAAGGATTAATGCTTCACGCTTAATAGCGTCTCTACGAGCTATTTGAAGGGTGATAGTATCATTATAGAATGTAGAACCATTCTGTAAGTTGATAGTAGGTACTTCTTCGTAAGATGATGTACCTCTGTTAAACTCATATTCTACAAAAGTCGAAA